TTTTGATGGTGAAAGAGATCAAATGTGCTATAAATATAAATGCAGTATATTGAATATAGCATTGGAGTGACCGAACGTGACCACAAAAGATAACATTGAAAAACTTTTCCAGGAAACACAAGATAAGATGCTGGACCCGAAAACAAACAGCACGGTTTGTACAACGTTGATGCTGGATTTCGCGGATAAGGCATCTGTATTGTTACCAGATTTGTTCAAAGAATATGAAAGGCTAGAAAAGGATCTTGCTGCCAGTAAATCATATACTAGGTGGCTAGACAAGCAGTATCACGCTGCCCATGAAAACGCAATAAAAACATTAAAGGGAGTACCATGAAACTAGGAATTTGGCCGTTTGGCAATAAAAGCAACGAAAACAGTGTAAAGGAATTCGTAGTAATAAAAAACATGCCACTTGAGCAAGTATCTTGTGATATTTTGAAGGAGGAAATTGCTAGAAGAAAGAAGGAAAACCACGATAGGCGAGTCCGGGAAGCCAATGCAAAAGCAGACAAAGTAGACAAGCTCATTGATGAACTATGTAATGAAATAATGCCAGTTGATGGAAAAAATACTTCTAACTCAACGTACAAGGAAACCATTATTAGAGAATTGGCAAGTTGTGTAATGGAGTCAATAGAAAGATATAGTTATTATTATTATCATAGATATCCAAGTGAAAGAAATGACAACATGGAAACTATTTTGGATTACATTAATAGAACCATAGATGAAGTAGACCACGATGCCATCCACATAGCAAGTATTTTCAAATACATGAAAGCAGAATATCGAAAAACACTTCTTGCAAACATTAAAGAGGAATGCTAGCTAGGTGGTCACATTGAAAATTTTTGGTAATCCAAGAATTAAGATTCCACAAATATTGGAAACCGAACCGAACTAGAAAAATTGGGAGCGAAAATATTTTCCCCTAAACCCTAATTTTTCAGCATTTAGTTTATATACTAAAGTCCGAAATCGCGGGGAAATCGATGCAAAAACCCACGATCTTTTTTATTTAATATCAAAATACTACCTAAATTAAAACTGATTTTAAGCGCTTAAAACGTTTATATAGCAAAGTAATTATTAAAAAACGTTTATAATAATAGCTACCAAAAGTTATAAATAAAGGCAAAACTAACAGTTCGTTATGAAAGATACAATTAAATTAATTCTTGAAGACGTAGACAAAATACCCAAGGACTTTCATGAATTAAAGAACATGCTAGAACAATCGGAAAATCCAAACGAAAAAATGCATATCGATGATATTTATAAATTCAAAAATCCGATGTTAAAAATTCCTAACATTTCAGAGGACATAACCAAACAAATTGTGTTAATCCATACGATAACAAATTATTCAAAATTCGTAGGTATTGTGGTGAAGGTTCGTGAAAACAAATACGCAATAAGAGGGACACAAATCATAAATTCTCGTTATGATCCAGACATGACAACATGGGTAACTACTGGACATTCAATACTAGAAACAATATCGAAATTTCGAATTGCTATGGGCGATAATTATGTAATGTTTTATGTAATAAGAAATAAGGAAGAAATGTTATGTGTCTTGAATGAATTGTTGCGATAACCAAAACTTATAAATACCAAAGCAAACAATAAACCACATATGCAAGTCATAACTAATCCAAACAAAACGATACCTAACATTAATGAAGATACGGAATCTGAGTTCATTGTGGGAGTGTGAAAACCAGATGACAAAGTCTATGGCAACGTTACAAGACTTGCAAAAAATAGATTCAACGATCCAGGAAATTAACAACCCTCATAAAGAAATACCAAACATAAATGAAGACGATGATAGTAGAACGGTTATTTGTGTTGTTTATGTATATAATAATGTATATTGTAAAACAATGATGAATACTAGAAGAGGGGGATTTGCTTGGATACATGGAACCAGTTTTTTAGATGGTAGTTATACAAGACACGATTTATGTATTGAATCAAAATCAAAAATCGGCCTCATGAAGTCTGAATACGAACTATACAATTTATATAATACACGTATGTGTGGTCCTTGTAAGTTTTTTGTATGCGACACAAATAAAGCAAAAAAAATAGTGAAATTTATATACTATGGACGTGATACACATTACGGTAAAATTACAACGTATGCATTATTATTTGTATGGTTTGTATTAGTACTTTTTGAGTTGTTTGGTGGTGTATAATATGCAAGTATTTAATAAACCAGATAAAGTATTTCACGTTAATGAAGACAATGATAGTAATTAGTAGGTGACATAATGATAACATTCAAGAATCCCCAGGAAAAAATTTATGACCTGGAAAATCTAGATGATAAAATAGTGCTGGTCCATGTGAATACACCATATAATGAAAATTATTACGGAATTGTACAAAAACATTCATTCAATGATTATAAAATAAAAGGCGGCACAATAGGTAAAGGCAACGATGATATACACATATGGGGACTTACTGGAAAAACAGTTCTAGATATTCTTACAGAGTGTTATATTAATTCTATTGGAAGTAGATATGAATATACTTTCTATATTATAGAAGAAATGTCAGAACTTGGGGACGTGTTAAAAGGTTAAAAGAAATTGTCGTGAATGGTTTATCCTGTCCAGCCGCCTCCAGTTCTTATAACTCTTTTTGGAATCCTTGTTGGAATAGAAACATTATTAGTAAACGTTGATAGGTAAAACAAAGCCTGTGTCATGCTATCAACCTGGTCGTCGTTTTTTCCAACCGGGAACGATGCAACTTCTTCCAAAAAATCATGTATCCAATCGGCGTTTTGTGGCATAGGTAACCATACGTTACCGGCTTCCACGTATGGTGTAATTGCGCGAGCCCTAACTACCTTTCCGCCTTGTGGTTCAACGGGAATAAGACCGGGTACAGACCGTTTTAACATTGTTATTATTGCAGGACCATTTGCTTTATCTTCTATTAGTTTTGCGGAAGATGTTGGCCATTTTGTTGAAAGCGTTGTAATACTTTGCATAGTGGCAATGACGTCCATTTGGGCACGAACCTGATCAAGTAAATAGAAGTCGGATTTTTTTCTTCCCCATACTTGACCGACGACATAATCAGTGTCTTCCGCATCTTTGAAAGTGCAATCCCATGATTGTATTATGATATCCATATGGGATTCGAGGTCTTTTGGTTTTTGGATATAGAATTGGTTTTTGTGGGTTGGATCGATGTCACCAGGTATTCCCCACCAGCCCCTATTAAATATAGCACCGCCCGATGGACTAGGATGCTGTTGGTAAAGTGACGCCCAAGTATAAGAACCGGCGCTAATTTTAGTAGCTTCCAATTCCTCAGCATTTCCGAAACGTTCGGGCCATAACGCTTCGCCGACTTGCCGTGGATCTTGTGGTTCCAGTGGATATTCTGCAATCATTGGGAATTTTAAAACTGTCCATTGTTCTGCTTTTGGGTTTGATGCTGCTAACGCAAGGAGTCGACCGGAAAGATCATCTTCGTGCCACCTAGTTTGCGTGATCAATATACGGGCATCCATATTAAGTCGTCTAGTATAAAAGTCGTCTTTATACCAATTATAGATACCGTTTCGGATGGTTTCTGATTCTGCGTCTTTTCTGCCACGAATTGGGTCATCAATAATACCATAAAAGAATCTTTTACCAGTGATAGATCCACCAACACCAGCGCACTTATAATAACCTACATGGTTTACAATTTCAAAATTTTCGGTATTACGCTGATATGATCTGGTTGTTGATATTGTTTTTACGTTTTTGCCGGATAGCAAAGTTTCTGGGAAAAGTTCGCGATATAAGTCATCGTCTATAATTCGCTGGACGTCTCTATTCATGTCGGATGCGAGTGAAGCAGAATAACTTGTGGCCATTATACCAATGTCGGGATTCTTGCCGAAGATCCAGGCGGGCAATCTTCTGGAAACCAATTCAGACTTACCGCTACCGGGCGGTAGAAAAATCATAAGTCGTTTTATGTCGCCAAATGCCCAGCGTTCCAAGTAATCACATATGATCTTGTGGTGCCAATTAACAGAATAATCTGGTTTTGTGTATAAGGTAAAGTCTAGTAAGTGTCTTCTTGCTTTTGCTTTTTGTATTGCAATGTCTCCTCTTTCTCCAAGTAACCAGGGAGCAATGTCACCACTAGGGGTTAAGATCGGCGACTTCAATACAGGAAGCGGATTTTCAAGTTTTGTTTTTTTCATGGTAGCGCAACCAAAAACTATTAATACTTGTAAGCGTAATGTTAACTTGGTGATGGATGTTGAAAATGATAAAGCCTGATGTGAATGGCGTATTCCCAATAATTAATGATGACCTTGATAGTAAGATTATTGTAGTGGTTGATGAATATAACGATGAAAGATTACCGGTATCATATTTTCTGCTGGAGAACCAAAGCAAAGTGCTTTATCATATACCTTCTATGAATATCGTAAATTCTCATATAAACTTATGCCAAACTGAATTAAGTGATTATCAGAATTTGTTTAGGATACTTGGTTCGAAATATAAACCATTATTGGCAATTACCCATTTCATTGTATTTGATAATATATATGAATACATGGAATGGAAAGCAAGAACCATTCCCGTGCAGAGGTAATCATGGACACCTATAAACTAGATAGTAATGGCATATTAAAGATTATTAATTTTGATAAATATGAATATATAGTAATGGTTTCTCGTATTGTTATATTCAATGTATATAAATTAACATTTTATCATAGAATAAATAAAAATGGTAATATAATTAATTTACATAGTGGAGATGGTTTCAATATAGGATATGACTATGATTTACAGCATTTGGTAAGTAGTTTTATGAATGCTAATTCAGAGTGTCTTTTATTTAAAAATCGCATAGAATTCCTTGAATGGATCAAAGAACAACCAGGATTAAAAAATGGTGTATTCTACAGAAAAAATATTATGTCGGCTGACTAGTTTCTAGAATGTTCTCCCAGTCAAACTTTATTACATTAAGGTATATTTTTCCGAGGCCATTTTTTTCACAATCAACACATACCTGGAAGTCTTTCAGGTGTTCCATGAGTTTCTTTCCGGAAAGATGCTTTTCCACAGAAACGATTGTTTCTTTGTGGCAGGCAGGACATTTTAAAAAAATTTTCATGGCAAGGCTTCCTAAATAATTTTCCCGGATTCTAGGTCAGATAGAATCTTTTTATTGTGATCGGCAACGTTGCTTTCAGTTGTGATGCCACAGCCGCCTTCATAAGTACAAGTTTTTTTATTTTTTCTTTCCAACAACTTCATAGAAATCAATGATGTTATAAAACATATGTTGGTATCAAGTTCTATGATGGCATGTGATAAGTTAGATTTTTTTTCTATTAATTCGTCGAGGGCGGTGGCAAGTTCCTCGGCAGTCATGTCTAGTTCTGGTATGTTTTCTTTGAACATGGTTTACACCGAAAAAACAACATTAAAATGACGGCCCGGAATTCTGTGAATGGAAGTGTCGCTTCCGCGTCCGGTCTTCAAAGTATAGGTTCCGGGCGATAGTCTGCCTTGCCAAAAGAACGGCCTGTTTCCGTGGATGGGTTCCATGTCGATTATTTGGCCTTTTTCATTGAGAAGGGTCCAATTCTTTTCGCGGCCAACCGCTACTCTAGCATAGCAAGAATCGCTTATGCCGCCATACTCTTTTGAAATAGTGTATATGTTATTTAAAACGCTTATCGAAAAGTCTTCAAACTTAAATAGAAGCTTTGGTTCTGTGTCTGGACCACTAATGTCGGGACTAGATGGTTTTGGAGTATTTTCTTTCTGTTCGGTTTCTTGTTCAGTTTCCTTTGTTTTATCATGTTTTGTCATTGTTATTTTCCCCGCTGTAATTTTGATAGTTCTTTGGCTATTTTGTTTTTCTGCTTTTCCATGTGGGTTCTTTCGTTTGGCGGAAGATCATTAATGAGTTCTTCCAATTGGGTAATTTCGTCTAAAATATAATTATATGGTGTTTTTTTTACCACGTTCTCCATCCTCGGTCCTTGGTTTTAATGAGATGTTCTAAATGTTTTTTAAAATAGATTTTTTCGCGATATCGAAAGTCCTGGTTGGATTGTCTTCGAACTTCCGGACTGTCATGGTTATACCAAAAAGGGTTATACTTACGGTATTTAGAAAATTTTGGGAATTTATGATTGGTGTTATATATTCTATATGTTTTGGACATAGAAATCACTAAAAAGTATTGAGTTTATTTATAGTTTTTGGCAGCAAGTTCCTTTTTTATGCAGCTCGGGCACATAGCAGGTCCTCGCTCCGGAATCTTAACTTTACATTTAGTGCATTTTTTCATGATAGATCTTCCAAGTTTAGTGCTTTATGTAGTCTTCCATCGTCTATTCTTGCGATACCAATGACTTTCACCGCGAACCATATGAGTTGCATGCTTAGTATTGGGTGTTTTATAACAAATAAAATATTATTTACATTATATATAGATCTATTTGATTTAGTTGCTTGCCAATAAAATGTTTTCAGAAGTTCATTGTTGAGTTCCATGTTAATGTTTCCTTTTTTATTATCAAATTGAATGTTCGGGATTTGAACCCGATCCGGAAGGAGGTTGTAGACAGTGGGTGTCAAACCACGACGTCATTTATTCCTTCGTTGTACTCTGACAAGGAGTTCAACCGCATCCCCAGTACGTTCCCACCGTACAGACATTCAATGGGCCTCAGCCCAATCCGTGTTATCGGATTCGAACCAATGTAAAACATGGTCTACAGCCATACGCGTAAACCTCTCTGCCAAGCACGGTTATATATATGTGGACTTATTCTAATACCCTTTTATTTCGTCCTTCCCTGCTGAACTTATCCGAGTTTTTCAAGGGTACAGGGAATTTTATGACCCCGCAAGGATCACAGGAAGGAAAATAAGGACACATTGAAGTCAAATGAGGAATTATTTGTTCAAGTCCGAACAAGTTATGAGTTCGGTTTTGCTGTATCCTTATTTTACCAATATATACTAGTAATTACTAGTATATAAATGTTATGGTTGTGTTTTTTCTACAAGAAAATCCCGCAACTCTATTAAATTATTTATTAAGAAGAATCGGCAATATCTACTTATTGAACCATTTTGAATTTTGTTTATGTATTTAATTAAGTCAGCTGCTGTTATGTTATCTACCATGTTATAACACATTTGATTGCTAACATAACTACTTGCATCAAAAGATGTTTCATTTAGTACGAATTTATTGTCGTATTTTACCACCATTCCTAGCCAATGGCAAACGTTTTTACTGCACATGAAACCATGTTCAATACTACCAATTTCCACCATAATAATACTTCTCGGGGATTCTGATAATTTGTTAAAAATTGATATTTTGTTTTCGTTTTCGTTAATAATGATTTCATGGAATTCTGTCATACTAATAAGTAGTCGTTAATGGTATTAATAGTTTTTGGTAGTAAAAAATAAAGGTTTTAATGGCTTTTTTATTTGAGTGGCCTTGGAACACTTGTCTTATATACGGGTTTTAATGGTCTAGGAACATGTTCATTGTTTCTGAATGCTATCCGTAAGTATATTGTAGTATCGCATTCATTGTAGTCAAGGGGTTCTGTTTCAGTGAATTTCTGGTTACTGTGGTCAGATAGTCCGATACCGCCGCCAGTTAAGTCATTGCAAGATCTTGTGGCGTGTGATTTTGCACAACACGAAGTTGAACCATTAAAGAAATGATGACCACCATCAGTAGTTGTATTATAGTATAGCGGGATTGCAGCGGATGTAGTATCATAACGGGTTATTGGATATGTTTCTATGGCATCTATCCAGGTTCTTGGGTAATGATTACCGGTGCCAATATATGGATCAATTACTTCATAATGACATTTCTTGGTTCCAGGTTTCCAGACAACTTTTATCAGGCCATTATCGGGATCATTGGAATCAATCTCGGCTTGGTTGGCTTCAGGAGTTCCGTTGCGATATGCCGTGAATTTTCCGAAGTCGTTTATGGGGTGTTCGAGTAAAACTGTCTGACCATATGGTATTCTATAAGTTCCAATGTATTTTCCAGATAAATATATTTCACAATCTGCGGCTTTTCCGATACCGTTGTCTTTATGGCTGTTATGTAGTCGTATTCTGAAATGTTGATCATGTTTAAGGATTACATAACCATCTGACGTTTCTTCTTGTGCCTCAGGGACACTCACACTAA